CACGATGTTGGATTTTGTTATTCAACCGACGGAGGTAGTAATTATATTACGACAAATATGAGTGGCAAATCAGCAAAAGGTTACTACACAGGAGTTACTAGATTAGAAGGAACTTATGAATTTACAACTGGTGAATTTACAACAGTAAGTGCAAATGAACATAGAATATCTTTTAATGGTATATCTGGTAATGGAGCGTGTCAGTTTATGGCAAACAGTAGATCTAGTATAGTAATTATGGAGATTGCAGCGTAATGTCAAATCCATATGAAAATATAAAAATTAGTTTAGCTGCCGCTATAAGATCGTTAAATAGCAATGCTAGGTATAGATATGAAGGCACTGAGGGTGGAGATATATCTACTTTACAATGGTTGGATGGCACTACACCTATTTCAAATGATGATATACTTGCTGAACAAAAAAGATTACAAGATATAGAGGACGCAAAGTAATGACTTTCGCTGCCGCATCATTCGGTGAGCGTGCCTTTTCCGAAGACGTTTTTCAACATACTTTTGTAACACCAACAGGTGTTGCAGGCACTTTTTCTTTAGGCACAACAACGGTAACAGGGACAGCGCTTGTTACACCAAGTGGTGTTCAAGCAACTTTTTCTGTAGGATCTGTCACTGTTAGTCTAGTCACTGAGGTTCCAGTCACTGGACTGGCTATGACTTCTAGCGTTGGATCCGTAACCGTTACTGGTACGGCTGTAGTTTCACCAACTGGTTTAGCTATTACCTCGTCCCTTGGCACGGTAACTGTCACCGGTTCTGCTATTGTTACACCAACAGGAGTTCCAGCTACATTTAGTTTAGGCGATGTAAGTGTTAGTGGTACAGCTGTTGTATCACCAACTGGAGTTTCCTCGACATTTAGCGTTGGAGATGTTACATTAGAATCTAGGTATTTTCCTACTGGTGTTCAAGCAACCTTTGGTCTTGGCACGGTTACTGTTACTGGATCTGCCGTTGTAATTCCAACGGGTGTCGCGATAACTACCCAAGTAGGAGACCCTAAATTAACAATCTGGAATGGTGTAGATGATTCCAGCACAAACACATGGACTGTCGTTCCAACAGGATAAGGAGATAATATGGCTGATTCGACAATATTAAATTTAGACCTCCAGACCACTGGTGCAAACGCTGGTACATGGGGATCTAAAACAAACGATAACTTAGAAAAAATAGAAAACGCAATTAAGGGGTATACATCTGTAGCTATTACAGGGACATCCCAGGCGTTAACTGTTGCTAGTGGTGGTACAGGTGACCAACAAAGTAGAGCAGTTTTAAATTTAACAGGAACACTTGGTGGTGCAACAGCACTAACTTGTGAAGCAAATCCTAACTGGTATGTTATAAAAGATTCAACAACAAGAGCTGGTAATTCACTTACTTTTGGTCCTTCTGGTGGAACAGCAGTAACACTTACTTCTGGTTGTTTACATTTTATTTATACGGATGGATCCGTTGCTTATCATATTCCAGAAAATTTACCTAACTTAACATTGTCAGGAACGTTAAATGTTGCTGGTGATGTATCATTAGATGGTGGCGCATTTGTATTTAACCAAGCTGGTGCAGATAAAGATGCAATATTTGAAGGAGATACAGATACAACTCTTTTACAAACTGATGCAAGTACAGATCGTGTTGGTGTGGGAATTGGTTCTCCTACTGGTAAATTACATGTTAGACAAGCTTCAGCTACAGGTGCAGAACCTGTTATTAAACTTGAACAATTAGATCAAGATTATGCTTTTACAGATTATGTGGGCACAGCAGCAGGAGATGCTACTAAAAGTATATCTACTTCAACAGCATCAGCTAATGCAAAATACGGAGCCGTTAGGGTAAAAATTAATGGTACCGATAAATGGATTCGAATATACGATGGCCCTGAATAGGAGACTAAATGGCTCTTATAAAAGTTCAAATTATACCTGGAATAGATAAACAAGATACCGAATATGGTGCCGAAGGCAAATGGGTTGATTGTGATAATGTTAGATTCAGGTATGGTCTTCCAGAAAAAATAGGTGGTTGGTCAAAAGTAAACACAAGTGCACTTGTTGGTTCAGCACGTGGTATTATAACTTGGTTTTCTTTAGATGGAGACCAATACACGATTACTGGAACGAATAAAAAACTTTACGCTTATCAAAACCAAGCGTGGTATGACATCACACCAATAAGAGAAAGTGGTGCATCCATCACTAATTTTACAACAACATCAGGATCTACAACTGTTACCGTAACAGACGCTACCCATGGTGCTATCGAAGGTGACTTTGTTACTATATCTAGTGTGTCAGGCACAGCGAATGGAATTACAGCAGCTAATTTACAAGGTGAATTTGAAATACAATCAGTTACTGATACAAACAATTATGTTATTACAGCGAAAGCAGCAGCTTCTGGCACTGGAGCAAGTGGTGTTACAGGCACGGCAGAATATCAAATAAATACTAACCCAGCTTTTTCTGTTTTAGGATATGGTTGGGGTACTGGACCATGGGGTGGTGTTGGTAGTGGGCCTGGTTGGGGCACATCACGTGCATCTCTTTCTGGGTCAAATAACGTTCAACTAGATTCAGGTAAATGGTCACTTGATAACTGGGGTGAAGATGTTTTATGCCAGCAACTTAATGGTGGTTTATATTACTGGGATACTTCTGCAAGTACTTCAACAGTTCAACGTGCAGTTAGTTCTACCGTATCGAACGCACCTACATCTAGTAGGTTTGCATTAGTTTCTGGTACAGATAGACATGTCATTTGCTTTGGAACAGAGACAACAATAGGAACTGCATCAACTAGAGATGATATGTTTATACGTTGGTCTGACCAAGAAAATTTAAATGAATGGGCACCTACTGCTACAAACACTGCAGGCTCACAAAGATTAACAGATGGATCAAAACTTGTTTCCGCTAAACGTTCACGTGGTGCTGTATTAATTTGGTCTGATACTGCTCTATACCAAATGCAATTAATTGGAGCTCCATTTACTTTTGGTTTTCAACAGTTAGGTTCTGCTTGTGGATGTGTAGGATTACACGCAGCTGTGGAATCTAATGGTAGATCATTCTGGATGGGCATTGATTCATTCTTCATGTTTGATGGTTCGGTACAAAAAATACCGTGCAGCGTAGAAGATTATGTATTTAAAGATATAGATGAAGCGTCACAAAAAGACACTTTTGCAGGATTAAATACAGAGTTCAATGAAGTTACATGGTTCTATTGTTCTAGTGGATCTAATATTATTAATCGTTGTGTGACGTATAACTATGCAGAAAGAGTATGGAGCATAGGAACTTTATCTCGTTCTTCTTGGGCCGATAAAGGTGTGTATGGTTTTCCATATGCAATGGGATTTAACTCTACGGATACCGCTGCTACGATTAGTACAATTACAGGTTTAACAGAAGGTAGAAGTTATATGTATGCACAAGAAAACGGAAATGATGCAGATGGATCAGCACTTGAATCACATGTTACATCGGGTGATTTTGTTATACCGCAAGCTGGTGAACGTCTGATGTCAATTAAAAGATTTATACCTGATTTTAAAAATCAAAAAGGAACTGTTAATGTAAACCTTAACTTTAAATTATATCCTACAAGTAATACCGCAACTAACGGACCTTATGCAGTTACAACATCAACAACTAAAGTTGATACACGCGCACGTGGAAGACAAGCTTCCATAAAAATTTCTACATCAGCTGTTGATACAACATGGCGTTATGGAACTTATCGTGCAGAAATACAACCTGACGGAATGAGATAATGGCACAAATAAATATACCACGATTACCACAAGCACAGGATGAATATAATAAAGGTCAAATTGATCAGATGATTCAATCATTAGATCTACTTATTCAATTATTAAATAGCTCTTATACACCAGAAACACTTAGAGAGGATGACGAGGCAATTGCCTGGTTTTTAAGCTAATGGCTAACGCATATAAAAGAGTAATATCTACATTAACTAGCACAGGAGATAATAGTGTTTATACATGTCCTACAGCTACAACCTCATTAATAAAGGGAGTAAAAGTGTTTAATGATACTGGTGGTGCAGCACAAATTAGCATGAAAGTTAATACAATAGAGGTGGAAAGAGAGGCCAGTTTAGCAGATAAAGCCACAAAATCCTTTGTTTCCGGCACAGATGTATTAGAAGCAGGAGATATACTAAAAATTAACACAAATGCACAGCCAATTAATGTGTATGTAACATTCTTGGAGATATCATAATGATTGAAACTAAAGAAAATACTTGCTATAAGGAGAGATTATGCCTATAAAAGATGACGGAG